ACTCAAGCATGAGTCAAGATGTACAGTTTATAGCAGAGACAGTGCAAGGTATGACTGCTAATGTAGAATCACCAGAGACTCTTAACAAGATACTCGGTTCTGCAAATCAGTATGCACAACTAAAGAAGTTACCTGCAGACAAAACAACATGGACAGATAAACAGCTAGATATGTATTTTAATTACATAGAAAAGCTTGTCGATATGCCTACTGTTGTTACTCAAGAATCTTTTGACAGTATGTCAATAGAAGAAAAGCTTGATGCTGTAGGACTTGAAGTAAACGATAGCACAGAGCCAGGTGTACAACCAGTTGGTGACATGCTAGAAGGAGTTGTTAAAAATATGGAACAACAAAATAAATATCGTGACGACCTTAAATGTCCATTTTGTGGACAGATGGTATACGATAATCGTAATAGTAAACGGTCAGAGAAAAGTCCAGACTTTACCTGCAGCACTAATGACCCTGTAATATGCGGAGGACATAGTGGTAAATGGCGTAAGTCATGGTGGTTAGATAACTCAGACCTACCTAAGGAGTGGAATTTAGATGGCGAATCGTCTACAGCGTAGAGCTGCTAAATCTAAAAAGAAAAGAAGATATCAGGGATTAAGTAAGACGCAAGTGTTACGACCTGATGTTATCGATAGATAGAAAGGAACACTATGATACCTAATACATTTAGAGGGGTACTTGTACCCGCATATGTAAAAAGTAAAACACAGTTAGTAGCATGGGCGTTAGAAGAGTTTCAAAACTCTGACCCTATAACTAACTGGGAGTTTGTAACAGAGTTATACTGCCATAGATTTGGTGGGATACTATTTAACCTACGTAAAGAAGGTTATGAAATTACAACACTACCAACAAAGAAGAGAGGCTTAGTCAGTTATTACTGCACTAAAGTACCTTCACGAACTACCATTAGCTAATGATAGAATTTGTTTTAGCAGCGTGTCTGTGGGTAACAGCACCGACACCTGTTGAATTAACTGAGTACGTAGAGTGTCGAGAAACAAACTATGTGGTGTACTTTGTAAAAGAATGGCAACCTATAGTACAAAGTTATTTTAAAGATGAAGACGTTGTTCGTGCCTTAAAGGTTATTTACTGTGAAAGCAGTGGACGGCCTGCAGTTGTGGGACAAAACACTGACGGTACGAATGACGTTGGACTCTGGCAATTTAATGACAATACTTGGTCTTGGTTAAAATCTAAACTTGGTATAATAGGTAAACGAACAAATCCAGAAGTTGCTACAAGATACGCAGCTTGGCTAGTCTACAATGATGGCTGGCATCACTGGAACAGTAGTAAACATTGTTGGAAAGGAACTAATGAATAACGAGCAATTCAGTTATTACACAAACAAAAAAATATTAGACGATAGAAAAAATGGCGTATCAGAAATTTATAACTTCCAATGTGAAGATTGTAAGAAAGCATACATTACAGACATAGGTTGGATGCATAAATGTGACGATTGTCATAAAAATTATTTTGAGGATTCAAATGGCTAAAAAGAAACAATCAATAGATATAAATAAAATAAATATATTTAACAGTCCTAAGTTTATGAAAGTATGGGCGCAACAGTTTAGCAAAGCATGCGGTAGCGATACCTTTAATATAGCACCTGACACAATAAGTCTTAGGGTATTAATGGACAAGTTTGTTAATGATTACAATTGGCATCTTGCACAGTTAGGAGAGGAAGAATGAAAAATAGTTTTACAGATTACAGTAAAAAAATGCGTGATGCATCTGCAGTTACAACTGATGGAGAGTTAAAAGCTAGGTTTAAACACAGAGAAACAGCTGCAAAGTTAAGAGAGTTAGCTTCTACACTAGATACATTTGGAGGTAAAAGGTTTCTAGGTTTAACTAAAGACGATAAAGAAGTCTGGATTTCTTATACAGTTGACAGAGAAACATTAACTTTAGATATTAAAGCAACACATAACTTAAAAAATATTGCTAAAAAAGCACCTAAAAGAGTTACTGTAGCTAACGGTGAGCATGCACCAGATGATTTAATGAAAGCTAGAAGCATAGATACAGGTGCAGTAACAGACAGTACGTTACGTTACATGCAGCAATTACTAGACCTACCAAAAGCAGTAGGTACAGTCGATGGCAAGTGTAGCACACAGCTATTTATGTATGTATCTAATGCAATATACGAAGGTAAGTGGGGACTTCACGAAAATAAAGTACGTTGGATAGACGTATTAAAGTCTTGGAACTTCCCAACAGGAAAATACTTTACAATTTATGGATAATGCACCAACATACAGACCTTTACCTAAGTATTTAACAATACGACCTAGTAAAATAGAAGGTTTAGGTCTGTTTACACTTAAAGCTATACGTGATTTAGAGACAAGTATAGGTGTAACACACGTATTTATGGACGACAAAGGACAGATAATACGTACACCTTTAGGAGGATTTATTAATCATAGTGATGAACCTAACTGTGAAGTAAGACGACACGAAGGTACTTATGTTAATCATTTGTATCCTATTAAACCTATCAAAGCTAACGAAGAAATAACTCTTAAATACAAGATGTACACAATCAATGGATGATATAGCACAAATACGAGAAGAAGCTTTTAAAAGGGCTGGAAACGCGTGTGAGTGGGCAAATTGTGGCAGTAATAAATGGTTAGAGTTAGCTCATATAAAAGATATAGGTATGGGTGGCAACAAAGCACGTAAATATAATGTAGATAATACAGCTGTACTATGTAAATGGCATCATGATATATATGATGGACGACAGTCTATGGGTACTAAGGTAGCGTATAGAGAATTGTTAGAAGGTTATTTAGATAGACACTCAGGTGTTACTTAGAACTTCTTTCGTATCCTATACCTTTAACACCAAATCTCATAGCATCTTTTTCAGAAAGAGTAGCTTTAGTTAACATTGCTTCAGCGTATTTGTACTTACCTTCTTCGGTAGCTTGTTTAGCTTTTTTAAGATACATAAGTCTTTTCTTATTAAACATATTAGACAATGCATAAGATTGGTCCATACGTGACTCAGCTTCTTTTTTACCTGTGCCTTTATAATCTGGAACTGAATAAGGTAACTGCATTATGGATTTAACTTTGTTCCGTTATTAGAACGATTACGGTCTTGCCATACTTTTAAAATAGAAGGACTACCTCCAGGTAAAGCTCCTAAAAACATATTATCAGCACGTAAATAAATATCTTTAGCTACTGCTTTTGCTACACCAAGTTTGTTAGCAGCTATTTTTTTTTGGTAACGTTTAGTCATGCCTTTAATAGTCTCTCCACCTTCTAAGGAATGAGTATCACCTCTAGATTTAAGTTCTCTATAAGTATCTCGTTTGTCTTTATTTTTTGCGTACATTATTTACTCGCTGGTTTTGCTTTAGGACCGATTTGTTTTTTAGCAAACTCTTTTACAACTACTAATGCAGCAGCTCCACCAGATAAGGCGGCTAATTGTACAGCGTCAGCGTCAACACCTACTAAAGGTGCAACAGTTAATGCTGATATAAAAGCTTCTACAAATGTCCATACTGTTTTACTTAATACATCTTTGTATTCTTGACTCATTTTATAACTCCATGCTTCTGACCAGGGTGTCCACCGAACATCTTTCTTAAATGTACCATCTTGGTTTCTTTGTCTTTTATTTCTTTCAAACATTAGGCCTCTGGTTTTTTACTCCATTGAGAACCAGGTACTTTACCTAGTATATCTTCTATAGAGCTTTTTGGAAGTACTCCAAATCCATAGGTTTTACCTTTGAAAGTTCTGTGTAATCCTTTTATTAAAGGACCAGCTGTAAATATTGATGGTTTAATATCAGGTAATTCACCTGCATCACCAAATCCTGCACTTTGTCCACCTTTAGATTTAGGGGATTTAACTTCAAATGGTGTACCTAAATCTTTAGACTCTAGTCCAGTACCAGTTAATTGTCTATTGCCACGTTTACGAATCTCAGCATCTTGTAAGGCTTGTCTTGCTTTAAATTTATCTTCTATAGCTTTATCTCTTGCAATTTTAGCATCATACTTTGCACGGTCACCAATAGACATACCAGCTCTAATATCAGCAGCTTTATTAGCTTCATGAGCAGGAACAACTACTCTATCTTTCGTACCAGAACTTCTAATAAACATCTCTTGAGTAGAAACTTTTTCAAATTCATCTCCACTAACACTTCTAGTAACACCTTCATCAAAATCAAATTCTAATTTTTCCATTTTAATTTGTTCTTGAATTACTCTTTCTTGATAATCAGCACCTACTTTTTTATGTTCTATTGCAATATCTGCATCTGATTTAAGCATACGTTCTGATAAATATTCTCTAGCAGGTCCTGTACCCATAATAGGTTTACCTGTTGCAGTTGTACCAATTTTCATTTCAGGATAATTTATTTTACCAGTTTCTTTATCTGCTGTAATTTTACCTATAGGTGTAGGTTTAGGTTTTGCAGGTTCACGTGCAGGAGCAGGTTCAAGACCCATTGTTACAGCTTCCATAACATCAAACTTAACAGAGTACTTAGGTCCTTGAACTACTGGTG